AGAGCAATCGAGGTATTAATAAAAACAAGTCAAAGTCATCATTTTAAACGCTTCCTGAGTAAACACCATGTCTACCGTCCGTCAGCTGAGCGAAAGTAAAATAACAGCACTTCTAGCCGGAGGTAAAGCTGATGTTGAAATTGAGACAGAAGAATCAACTCCTGGTTTCAATTTCAAAGCATTTTTCGATAAAAATCACGATGTTGAAATCACTTTTGCAACATGTCTGAACATTCTTAAGAGCCGGAAGCAGATATTTGCTGCCTGCAAAAATGGAAAATATAACTTCTGCGGTCATAATATCATTGCTACCACTGCCAATGCCGGGATTGATGATTGGACTTTTAAAAGAACTGAGGCACTCATCAGAGTTAAGATGATCCGGATGGTCGAAAAAGCAGCAAGCAACGAATCCAAATTAGCTATGTACCAAAAGGTAATGGAATTGCCTTTGGTGTCTGCTTATGGTCTAAATGCCCCACCTGAGTTCAATGCTTGTGCATTGAGGCTGATGCTATGCATTGGAGGACCTCTGTCTCTTCTATCCAGCTTCAAAGCATTAGCACCAATTGTTTTCCCTCTTGCTTACTATCAAAATGTAAAGAAGGAAAAACTTGGAATAAAGAACTTCTCCACTTATGAGCAGGTGTGCAAAGTGGCTAAAGTTCTTTCAGCTGCTCAATTTGACTTTCAGGGAGACTTCAAGACTCTCTTTGAAGAAGCAGTTAAGATGTTGAGCGAGAGCAATCCAGGAACTGCCAGCTCAATATCGCTGAAGAAGTATGATGAGCAAGTTAAATATATGGACAAAGTATTTAGCTCTTCACTTGTTGTGGATGATTATGGTGAGAATTCTAAGAAGAAGTCTCAGCCAAGCACTTCTAATTCTATAGAAGTGTAAATCTACTTCTCCCAGTAGATTTTAAATATATATATATTACTAATACCAATAAAAAGAAAATAAAAAGAAAAGAAAAGAAAAGAAAATCCAAAAAAATCAAAAAACCAAAAAAGAAAAAAGACCTCTCCGGAGGCACATTGATGGCTTTGTTTCTGCTAGTATGAGCATACTACCTGCTATTGTTGTAGACATTGAAGATGTGATCAGATCCATGTTATAATAATATAAACTTGTAATAAACTGAGCAAAATTATCAAGTTGTGCTTCTTAGACATTGGAATTTGTCTGCTGATCTCTATGTAGTACATGCTGATAAAAAATAAGCAAAAATCACTGTCTTACTTTAAATTTATGTCTCACTTGCAACAAGACTAAATAACATTAGATCTTTGTACTGTCAAGATTATTTAAAGTTGCTAAAATATCTATATCCAGATAACTAAGCATTGAAAGGAAGCAATAAAACCTCTCAGGAAGCAAATTGATGACTTTATTGCAATTACTATAAGTATGTTGTTTGCTGTTATTGTCCACCTGAAAAGCACAGACAGATCTATGTTCTGTTGCTATTGACTCGTGGTGAACTAAGTATAATTACTAGATTGCATTTAGCTTTTAAAAATATCTGCTGCTCTTTTCTGGTACATGTTGGTCAGAGAGATCGAATGAAAATCAATGACTTATTTTTAATCCATGTCCTACCTGTGCTAAATTGGAATAAATCTATATCTCTACTTGGTAAAAATTGCTCAAAATTCCAAAATACCTTCATTCAAATAACTAAACATTGAACATTTAACCTAATTCTGTTTGATTAGATAGACCATTTTTGCCTCTTTCGAGGTCTTTTTTTGTTTTTAGTTTTTTGATTTTTTTGTTTGTTTTTGGATTTTTAAGTTTTTTTGGTTTTTTGGTTTTTTGATTTTTAATTTTAAATTTTCTTATATTTTAAATTTATTTATTTATCTATAGATATTATTTATTTACAATAAAGCTTAACAACTTAAATTACTTGAATTCCACAGTATAATGTTGACCTTCTGCGGATTCTTTCCAGTAATTGGGGACAATGCTATTCAGATAGATCAAGGTGGAAGGAGATTTTGGGAGAATGTCCAATGTTTTTGAAAGGAAATAAATATTTCCTTCAGCATCCTTCTGGTAGCTCAAGGCCCTTTCCATAAGATTAGCACTGTCATATTCCAATTCTTTGTCATACATTTTGAAAACAATGACTGGCTTTTTCAGGATCTCTGAAAGTTTAAGAGCAAAAGATGTATGAACAGCAATCAATTCTTTTGCAATCATCTGGTTGTAATTGAGATCATCATTCACAAAGCCTACAAGACCAATTCGAGCTCCAATTGTCATGTCACAAGTGATATGATTTCTGGCAGGTATGCTCAATCCAGAATCAACAGTTTTAGTCACCACTTTTATTATCAATGTTGTTCTCTCATTGCTATTATCAGCTACAGTTTTAGCATGGAAATAGATCATTCTTAATTTACTTCCGCAGGGAACACAGAAAGTCTTGGCAAATGCACCTTCTTCTTGAATCCCAGGGAAAGAAACACGGTACTGGGATTTCAAATCAAGGCCCAAATTTTGCCTGCATGACAGTATAGTTGAATTCTCAGGAGCAAGATCAGATCCCAGCTGAATAGCTCTGATTGTTGATGTAGATAACAGTCTATTGCTGGGAACTGTGCTGTCAGAAAGGCTTTTCTGCTTTACTGACAAGATCTTCTCTCTCGAGATGTTCTCTCTCCAGTAAGACGTTGTTTTACCCATAACAGAGAAACCATAATCAATGGTCACATCTCCATTAGATGCTACATAAAAATTATTCCTTTTGCACTCTTCCAGATACCATTCAGCTGGACCTAGTCCATTGGGCTTGATCTTGCTCATTTCATAGAAAGATTCTTCTGTCACTGTTCCTGGAGTTACAGCCAAAACATCAGCATTTGGATTGTAGATCTGGCTGTGCATTGAGAACTTGCAGCCCACATTTTTAACTCCTGGTTTTTTCACAACAATAGTCATAACATGACCACAGAATTTCACATCTAGCCCAAACTTGTCGAAGTAGTTGTAATCATGGCATTTATCAACAATTTCGGCTTCATGAGCCTTGACGTCTTCATTCCTCCCCAGATCATTTATGCTGAATGCTGATTTTATACCAGCATTGTTATGCATGAACAAGTTGAGAAAATTAATACCATCTCCAGAGAAGATAGCATAACAGTCATTGACTGCTCTGTTGTCTCTTGTCCCATAGATCTTGATGAATTCTGAAGCAGCAATCTTGGCGCTAGACATGCCTGAATTAGTATTTCTTGGTTTATAGATGAAATCTTTTCTGAAATTAATACCCTGATTGCTCT